GTAATGATTTACTTTCCAGTACAACTACTTTATCTGCTATCATTTTCTTAATATCTCTATAGCTAAATAGATACATAGTATCACAAAAAAAATAAACCATCCAACAGTTATTAGTAGTTCCATTATTCTATAGTATATCCATATAATCTAATTTCTATTTCTCCATTATATAAGTATCATAACTTTCATATCTAGGATTTCTATTTTTAATCTCTACTCCTACTACTTTACCTTTATATGTAAAGAAACAATCTATCCTATCATAATCTCCTTTAGTAAACTATATATCAGTAACTCCTTTACTAAGTAAGAACTACTATAATTTCTATCTACCTATAAGTTCACTTTTCTAATATCCGTTCATAATGATTAAATTTTAAAGGTCATACATATATTTTATGTAATCTACATCTATTATTATTTGTTCCCATTCCTCTTTAGTTATACTAATTATCTGCTTTAAATCTAGTTTATTACTAGAATGATTATCTATCCACATTTCAGCATCATATATTTCTGTATAGGCTTTAATACTTTCTTTATATTCTTTCCACAACCTAAATACTAAACTTTTATTAATACACCATTCAGAATTAGGTAAACAAAACTTTTTATATTTATTTTGTAAGGATGTTTCCACAGCTTTATCTCCTATAGTAACATCTAATATCCTAAAATTTGGATTATCTGTTTTATATTGTATAAATCTTCTTTCTATATTTTCTGTATATCCTATCTTTATAAAAGAATCACTTTCTATTAAGTATATCATATAGTTTAAATTTTAAAGGTTAATTTCATTTTATCTATCATATAACCCCTAGTAGGTTTACCTTCTATTTTTTTTACTTTTTCTACAGCATCATAGTAAGGAGATTCTGTTATTAAGGATGCTTTTACTTTTAGTTCTATTCCATACTTATTAAAGAGCTTAGCAAATATTATTTTTAAATCCTTAGTGCTAATGAATCCAGCTCCTATTTCAGCATATATATCTCTGTAAACTCTTTCCAGTTTTATTTTATCATCTACTCTAGCTAACATTTTTTCTTTATTATAATGGAGTGTATGTATTTCTGTTACTGATAAGTATTTAACAATATTCTCAAACTCTGGATAATCAGTTAAATATTCCTCGCTCCTATTAGATAGATAATCATTTAATAAGTCTTTATAGCTAATTGTTATAGCTTTCTTAACTTTAATATTAAAATCATCCCAGATTTGTTGGTTAGTATATATGCTAAATCTTTTACTCTTATTATAAGCAGCTCTTATACCAAACCCATCTTTGTATTGCTTTCTGATTGACTGCTTATAAATAAATGATTGTCTTTTAAGCTCATTAATTTTCATTTCTCCATTAACTATAGAAATAAGAGATTTTTCTAAGTTTAAATCCTTACTATAGGAATCTCTTTCCTCATTACTCATTTTTTGCCAACCAGATATTTTAAGTTTAGCATCAGATTCTTTATCACTCATTAGCTGGTTAAACTCATTATCATCTAAGATATGATTATTATTACTATAAAAGTGTACTATAAAGTTTCTAAATATATTATGGTACTCTTTATTATCTCTTAATCTACCCACTATTTGCTCTAATGTTGTAGATATATCTACTAAGGTAGTATCTCTGTAACCATCACTTACAACAACAACTAAAGCATTATTACTAAACATATTACAACCTTGAAACCCTTTCTTTGTAAAGAAGTTAATCTTTTTATTAGGGTTGGTTACTGGCTCTATCTCATAATCTCCTAATATTTTCTTATTACGGATTCTATTAGCACAACTGATTTTAACCAATTCTGGATTTATCTTTAAAGTATTTACTATTTGCTCTATACCAGTAACAGTATTAAAGAAAATAAATAACTGTTCTACATCTATACCACCTATATTTAGACCATTTTCTAAAAACTCATTTATAAAATTAGTAACACCAGTGATAAGTTTAGTAGTCTTATATCTCATTACATTTACTTTCTCTGTTTCATCCCAGATTACTTTATAATGTGGTAATTCCTTAAATGCTGGTATCTCAAAACTAATATCTATAGGAGTAGCAGATAATAAAGAATAATGGTTAAACAGCTTAATAGTTTCTAATAGCTTAGTTATTGAATCCTCCCTATAATCCATTTCACTTAATAATAAATGATACTCATCTACTACTATATACCAATCATTAGGATTATCTATCCATTTTAATATCTTATTACTAAAGCTATCATAAGTAACTGCTATTTTCTTAATCTCATTCTCTTTACAATATCTTTTAAACTCTGGCTCATATACTCCAGCATAACATTTAAAGATATTATATTTATTATTCTTATCTGCTGCTATACTATCTACTAAATCTCTAAATGGACATACTATAATATAATTCTTATCACAATTTGCAGCAGAATATGTACCGCCTACATCTGGCTTAGTCTTATTTATAATTCCATCTGGTAATCCATTTTTAAATAAATCTAATTCACTTAAATAACGGTGTGAGCCACCTTTAATAATAATTTCATTCATTTTTGATTAGTTTTTAGGGTTAAATTAAAAATATCTATCTAAAGTGTGTTTGTAGTGTGGTTACATTTTTTAGGCTTATATAAGTAACAAAGTAATTTTTTTGTAACCTTGAAAATCAAAGAAAAGGGCTACTTAAAGCCCTATTTCTCGATTCAACCTAAAAAAATAATCATTATGTTTATCTATTGTTGCAAACACTTTCTCTAATTTTTCTATAACAAATATATAATATTTTTTTAGCGTTTCCAAGTGAATAAAAAATTATTTTTCTGAATTTTTAATAGACTACTTTAGGCTTTAATTTAAGTCAAAATCTGGTATTTGAGTGATACACTTTTCTTAAAAATCAACTATAAATAAGCATATACTCAATATTATAAATTTATGCTATAACTATTTGGAATACAGTTTAATTACATATATATTTGCTATAAGAATATTGATATAAACAACTATAAATAATAACTATAATATGCCTACTTTATAGAAAGCTTCTAAAATTTATCATAACAGATAGGTAAATAAGGAATAGAGAACTAATATTTATTAGAGTAAATAGTGGAAAGAGCTTAGATAGTCCTATATAATGTAGCATCCACTTTGTGAAATATGCTTAGCTTTAGGTAAGACTACTCCAGCAGAAGATATACATCATAAGGATAGCTTTCTAAACTACTCTGGAAATATGAGATTAAAAGTAGCTTATGATTATAATAATCTTATAGCTTTATGCAAATAGCATCATTCTTATTTACATAGAAATGGAACAACACACGGACTAAATTTAGATGCTGTTGTTAAAGAATTATCTCCTATGGTGTAATAGTAGCACAACTTTCTCTAAAAGAGTGAGATTCTGGGCGGAACAGAATGGGAGGACTAAACTTTATTAAATAGATTGAAATATGAGAATAGACAAATTTATAAAAACTAATGATACGAAGGTAGAACAGCTTACTAAAATGATGGCTGAAACCTTAGTTAATGCAGAAGGTATAGCTAATTTAGCTTACTTATGGGATTTAGAAGATAGTCAGATTTATTTAGATTATTAGGACAAATTAAACCAGTTATCAGTAGAAAGGAAAAAACAATAATGAGTAATTTTAAACTACCTACTGGACTAAATAAGGAAACTAGGGATTATATGAAAGATGTAATTTCCCACCTTACAGAAGCTGGAGTAATGGAAAATGTAGATACAGCTGCTTTAAATATGTTAGCTAGATGTTACGATACTTTTGTATTAGCTAGTAAGCAATTAGAAACAGACGGCTTAACTGTTAGAAGTGATAGAGGTAATATATCAGAGCATCCACTAGTAAAAGTTAGAAAAGATGCCATTACACAATCAATTAAGATAATGACAGAGTTTGGGTTAACTGCTAAATCTAGAGCTAAGTTACCACAAATGGAAAATGCAGATAGTGAGTTATCACCATTAGAACAGTTTGTAAAAAGTAATAAGGAGATAAGATAATGAAAGGATATTACCATTATGTAGAAGATGTACTTAATGGTAAAATAGTTGTTGGAGAGCTTATAAAATTAGCTTGCTAGAGATTCAAAGATGACCTATAGAGATAGGATATTTATTTTAATGAATCTATAGTAGATAAAGCTATCAATTTTATAGGCACTCTTAAACACTTTATGGGTAAATCCAGTGGAAAGCATTTTAAGCTGGAGAACTGGTAGCAGTTTATAATAGCTAATATAGTTGGCTGGTACTGGAAAGATGGAAATACCAGACGTTTTACCAGCTCTTATATAGAAGTAAGTAGAAAGAATGGTAAAACAGCTTTAGCAGCTGCTTTATGTCTTTATTATTTAATAGCTGATGGAGAAGATGGAGCAGAAGTAGATTTAGCTGCTAACAGTAAAGAATAGGCTAAAATTGCATTTGAGTTTTGTAGTAGCTTTAGTAAATAGTTAGACCCTAAAGGAAAGTATTTAAAGCCTTATAGAGATAATGTATAGTTTGCTCTAAATAATTCTAAGCTGAAAGTATTTGCTGCTGATGATTCTAAACTGGATGGATTTAATGCCAGCTTTGGACTTATCGACGAATACCACGCTGCAAAGAATAGTAAGGTTAGGGATGTTATTAAATCCTCAATGGGTATGCGTAATAATCCTCATCTATGTACTATTACTACTGCTGGTTTTGATAAAACTTTACCTTGTTATAAGCTAAGAAGTACATCTATAGAAATACTTAATAAACTAAAGACTGATGATAGTATGTTTATTGCTATCTATTCTTTAGATGATAAAGATAATTGGACTGATAAAGATAACTGGGTAAAATGTACTCCAAACTTAAATGTTACTGTAACAAGTAAATATATTAAAGAATAGGTACAAAGTGCTATTAATAATCCTAGTGAGGAAGTAGGAGTAAAAACTAAAACCTTAAATCTTTGGTGTGATGTTGCTGATGTTTGGCTACCAGAAAGTTATATAGTTAAAGCCAGTAAAGATATACATTTAGAGGACTTTAGGGATTGTAAATGTTATATAGGTGTGGATTTATCTGCTACATCAGATTTAACGGCTGTATCTTATCTTATTGAGAAGGATAATATTTATTACTTTAAAACTGATTATTATTTACCAGAATCTGCTTTAGTAGATAAACCAGATAGAGAAACTTATAAACTTTGGAAACAGTAGGGATTAATAACTATTACTGCTGGTAATGTTACTGACTATGATTATATTACTAATGATATTGTAGCTGCTAGTAACATCTTAAATATACAAAAGATAGGATATGATAAATGGAACGCTACTTAGTGGGCAATACACGCTACAGAGATAGGATTACCATTAGAAGAATATCCTTAGACAATGGGAAACTTTAACCGTCCTACAAAAGAATTAGAACGGTTAATATTATCTGGTAATACTGTTATTGATAACAATGAGATTACTAGATGGTGCTTTAGAAATGTTGAATTAAAATCTGACTATAACGGAAATGTTAAGCCTAATAAAGGTATAAAATCAAAAAAGATAGATGGAGTTATAGCTATTATATAGGCTTTAGGAATGTATCTTACAGTTCCTCATTATAGTAATGAAATATTAACTATTTAAGAATTATCATCCATATAACTTAATATGGCTTCTATTCTGCGTAATAAATCATCTGTTCCATTAACATTACCATAAAGAACATCATTATAAAGATTTTTTACATCATTTTTAGCTATTACTAATATTTGTTTAGCATTACTACCTATTACAGTCCTTTCTATTACTCGTGTAGGTACATCATTAGAAGATGATTGATTTTCTATTTGCTCTTGCAAATCTTCACACTTTTCTTTATAGTCAGCTAATTCTGATTGACAGCTAGATAATTGTGATTTACAATCATTAGCTTCTTTTTCTAATTGATTATATTTAGCTTGTAAAGCATCATAATCATCTTGGCTAGTACCACCACAAGAAACTAAACACAACGGAAATAGTAGCAATAATAAACTTTTTCTCATAATCAATAATTGTTAAGTTGGGACAAAGATACAAAAAATATATAATAAATGGGATTTTTTAGTAAAAAGAAAAAAATAGAAGAACGTAGTAATCCATTTGATTATTTGATGTATAATAGTACTGGAAGTTATACAGAAAGTAAGGCTTTACTACTTAGTACGGTTTATAGGTGTGTAGAAGTAATATCTGATAGTATTGCTTAGCTACCATTAGAGCCATATAAAATAGATAAAGACGGATATAAGATTAAATATACAGAGCATCCTACTTATAGCTTACTAAATAGAGAGCCTAATAATAAAATGACTAGGTTCACATTTATAAAGACTTTGGTTATTAGTATGCTTTTAAAAGGTAATGGATATGCTTATATAGAAAGAGATACTAATGGAAATGCTAAGGCTTTACATTATATTCCAGCAGAATTAGTAACAGTTATATAGCCACAAACTATTAATGATAATATAGTATATAGTGTTACTGGTATGGCTAATGCTGTTGAAGCTTGTAATATGATACACTTGCTTAACTTTAGCTATAATGGAATTAATGGAATTAGTACATTAGCACACGCTAAAAATACATTAGGCTTATCTACAGATAGTGAAGCACACGCTTAGGGATTCTTTAAAGGTGGTGCTAATTTAGCTGGTATATTGAAAGTACAAAGTACTTTAACAAGTAAGCAAAAGAATGACTTAAAAACTAGCTGGCAGACTGCTTTTAGTCCCGTTACTGGTACACCAAATGGAGTAGCTGTATTAGAGGGAAATATGGAATTTTAGCCTATAACAGTAAATCCAGCTGATGCTTAGTTATTAGAAACTAGATAGTTTAATGTAGTAGATATATGTAGATTCTTTGGTGTATCTCCAGTAAAAGCATTTGATTTATCAAAGTCCAGTTATTCAACTGTAGAAGCTACAGAGTTAGCTTTCCTTACTGATACTCTTTCTCCATTGTTAGAAAAGATAGAACTGGAATTTGAGAGAAAATTATATAAGCCTAGTGAAAGAGATAACATAGATGTTAGATTTAATACTGCTACATTATTAAGAGCTGATAAACAATCATTAGCAAGCTATTACAATACTCTATTTTAGATTGGTGTAATTAGTCCTAATGAGATTAGAAAAGAATTAGATTTACCAGCTTTACCAGATGGAGATAATACCTTTGTTTAGGTTAATGTACAAACTTTAAAAGCAGCTACTACTGTTGCAGAAAATAATACTATAGAAAATGGGAGTAATTAGAGTAACTAAAGATATAGAAGAGTTTACTGTTGATAATTTTTTTGATAGTAATAAACAACCAGAAACAAGTAATCCTATAACAGTTAATCCAGTAAATAATTCAGCAGAATCATTAAATATAGAAGATGTTGAAATTATAAATTATATAGAAAATCAATCAGATGCCTTTATACAGACTGGATATAGTTCTGCAAAAGAAGATAATACTAAGGTTATAAGAGATATTATGTATTTTGACAATAAATAGTATCGATTTGACGGTGATAATTTATGTTTTGGCATTATGAAGCGAAGTGATGCTTGTTGTGTGAAATACAAAACTGAAACTATAAATACATAGCTAGACAAAGTAAAAGTTACATATAATACTTTTTAGAAAATTACTTTTATTAGTAATGCTGGAACTTATACAATATACGATAAAGTTGTTAGGGGTAACGAAAATTAGTTATAGGTAAATGCACAATTTTCACAATCTGAATTTAGTATAGGTAATATATCTGATAGAGCTAATATTAAGAGTGGAGATATATTATATTTCACAGATATGTTATTATTTAAAAATAATGAGGAACATTCAAATTATAAAGCCAGATTAAAGACTGCTTAGATATATAAGAATGATGTATTAGTAAGAGATTACGTAGCTGCAAAACGTAAGAAAGATGGTAAGGTAGGATTATTTGATAAAGTTGAGAATAAATTTTATACTAGTCCTAATGGTACTGAATTTATTGCTGGATAATATGAAGGAAGTAAGAAATAATAATTTAGAAATTAGAGCTATCACACCAGAAAGTAGATAGGTAGAAGGATATGCTTTAGTTTTTAACTCTGAATCAAATGATTTAGGAGGATTTAAAGAGATTATAGATAGTAGAGCCTTAGAAGGGGTTATAGCTAATTCTGATGTACTTTGTTTACTTAATCACAATGAGGACAAAGGAGTATTAGCCAGATGTAATAAAGGTAATGGAAGTTTAGAACTTACTATAGATGATAAAGGATTAAAGTATGCTTTTGAAGCTCCTAATACTGCTTTAGGTGATGAACTATTAGAAGGACTTAGAAGGGGAGATATTAGTACATCTTCATTTGCTTTTACTGTAGGTTCTGATAGCTGGGAGAAAAGAGCAGACGGTACTTATTTACGTACTATCAAAGATATTAAATAGCTTTATGATGTATCACCAGTTTATCACGCTGCTTATGATGCAACATCAGTTAATACCAGAGGACTAGATAACTTAAAAGAATAGGAAAAGAAAGAGATAGAAGACTATTATAAAGAACTAGAAAATAAAAATAATGGCTAACACATTAGAGTTATTGGATAAAAAGGAATAGCTTACTATTCAAGCTAAGAATATCCTTACAGCTGGTAAATCTGAATCTAGAAAGTTATCAGCAGATGAAGAAAATGCTTACAATGATTTATGTAAGCAAATAGCAGATGTTGACAAAGAAATAAGAGATATTAATGATAAGTTAAACAAAGAAACAAACAAAGTAATTAAAAGAACTATGAGTAAATTTTCATTGATTAAAGCAGTAAATGACATCGCAAATAACCGTAATTTGGATGAAAGAAGTTAGGAAGTTGTAAACGCTGGTATTGCAGAAATGCGTAAGGCTGGGCAATCATATAGCGGTCAGATTGTATTACCTATTGAAGAAAGAGGTAATATTCAAGCTACTGTAGCTACTAATGGTTAGGAAGTTGTAGCAGAAGATAAACTTAATATTTTAGAGCCACTTAGAGCTAATTTAGTAATGGCTTAGGCTGGTGCTACTTATATGAATGGTTTGGTAGGTAATGTGTCTATTCCAGTATATAGTGGTTCTAATGTAGGCTGGGCTGGTGAAGTAGATGCTGCTACTGATGGTGCTGGTAAATTTAGTGAAGTTAATTTAGAGCCTAAGAGATTGACAGCATTTATAGATATTTCTAAGCAGTTCCTTATTCAAGATTCAGTATCAGCAGAGGAAATGCTTAAAAATGATATTGTAAGAGCTATCTCTAATGAATTGGAGAAAACTATTTTAGGTAATGCTGCTGGTTCTAATACTAAGCCAGCTGGCGTATTTAATGGTGTAACTGCTGATACTACAGCTTTAGATTTTAAAGGTATTGTAGATATGGAACAAGCATTAGAGGATAAAAATGTAACTGGTAATCTTGCATTTATTGTAGCACCTAATGTTAAGGCTACTTTAAAGACTACTCTTAAATCTACTGGAGTTTCTGGTTATTTGATGGAAGGTGGAGAAGTAGACGGTATTCCAGTTTATTCTACATCAGCTTGTACATCTAAAGGTATGGTATTAGGTAATTTCTCTGATTACGTAATAGGACAATGGGGCGGTATTGATTTGACTGTAGACCCATATACACAAGCAGCAAGCGGTAAAGTACGCTTAGTAATTAATGCTTACTTTGATGCTAAGCCACGCAGAGCCGAAGCATTTGCTAAGAAAGTAATTAAGTAATCTAGTCTATTTAA